TAGCGTTTAAGGCACATATAGAAGTCCTCAAGGACATAGCGAAGGAGCGAAGCGATGCCAGTAAAACTGCAAGGCGCGGTCGCTCTTAGAAAAGCCTTGCGCAACTTTGAGCCAGACTTGGCCAAAGAAACTACTAAAGAGATTGCTAACTTTCTCAAGCCGGTAACTAGAAACGCTCGGGGCTTTCTGCCTTCCAATAGTGAAGTACCTTCTGGCTGGCTCAAGCGCGAAGGCGCTAAAGGTCGCTGGGCTACTCGCTTTTATGACAAGACAGTTGCAAGTCGTGGCATTAGTTACAAGTCCTCACCAAGCAAGGCTAATCGTTCAGGCTTTAGAGCCTTGGCTTCCATCTTCAACAAATCTTCCGCTGGAGCAATCTACGAGACCGCCGGCCGTAAGTCTGGAGTTACAGGTAACTTCACTCCAAAACTAGGTGGAAAACTAACAGGCGAAAAACAGAAAATGACAGGACGAGCAATCTTTAGAGCCTTTGAAGAAGATCGTGGCAAGGCCACAGCAGGAGTTCTCAAAGCCATAGAAACATCGGCAGCCAAGTTCAATGCTAGGAGACCAGCCTGATGGCAGATTTAAGAGTTGATATTGCTTCCGAGTTCACCGGCAGAGCAGCCTTTACAAAGGCAGAGAAAGCCACCAGCTCGTTAGATAAGGCAGTCGGCAAACTAGGCAAGCAAATTGCCTCGGTCTTTGCTTTGACCAAAATTGTTGCTTATGGCAAAGCATCGGTTCAGGCTTTCGTTGAAGAAGAACGCGCAGTCTCACAACTGACAACAGCAGTCAAGAACCTAGGTCTAGCCTTTGCACAGCCAGAGATTAACAATTACATTGACCGCTTACAGGCTAGTACTGCAATCGTCGATGATGAACTGCGCCCAGCGTTTCAGGCTTTACTTACCACAACAGGATCACTAACCAAGTCACAGGAGCTTCTAAGCCTTGCGATTGAAGGCTCACGCGGTAGCGGTATTGCCCTGACCACAGTTTCTCAAGATTTAGCCAATGCCTATAACGGCAATACTCGTGGGTTACGTAAGTACAACCTCGGTCTAAGCAAGGCACAACTCACAACCATTTCATTCACAGAAGTGCAGCAACGCTTTGCCCGTCAGTTCTCTGGCGCTAACGCAGCCTACCTAGACACATACGCTGGCAAATTAGATGTTCTCAAGGTTGCATCTGAAACTGCCAAGGAAGTAATCGGTCAAGGCTTAGTCGATGCTTTAGTCCTAGCAGGTGGCAAGAGTGGCGATATTCAAGACGTATCAGATGCAATGGGTTCACTTGCAGAGTACACAGCTGACACAGTTCGCGGCATGGGAGTCCTTGTCTCAAAAGTTACACAACTTAATGACAAGATTGCTGGCGGTGCAATAGGCAGCATTATTTCTGGCGGCTTTAACCTTGGGCTAACAGGGTTAATCAATCGCCTAGGCAACGATGCGCAAGAGCGCCCAAGAGCCGGTCGCAGATTCATGGGCGGCTCACAGGCTAACCTTTACAACTCAAGTGCCGCAGCAGAAAAGAAGTTTAGAGACCAGCAAAAGAAATCGGCAGCAGATCAACTTAAAGCAACTAAAGCACTTAATGCGGAGCAGAAGAAGCAAGCCGCGTTGAAAAAGGCTGGCACAATCTTTGACTTAGAGCAGATTCAACTTATCGCCGCGCTTAAAGGCAATTTATCAGAAGAAGAAGCTAAGCGGGTTAAACTGCAATTTGCCTTAATTACAGGAAACTTAACAGAGGCTCAAAGACTAACTTTTGAATTAGCAACTGCTCAAGGCCTAGGCATCAAGATTGCCAAAGAACTTGCAAGCCTTCCACAAGCTGCTAATCCTTTTGCTTCATGGGACGCTTACCTAGATGAAATTTTAAGAAAAGCACGTTCAGCTGCAAGCATGGGTGCATCGACAGGAGTCGGCCCGTTCTACGGACAATCCGGAGCAGAGGCCACAGCAAAGATGCCACCACCAACAAACGTGCCACCTGCCGCCTCACTAGCACCTACCATGAAAGTCTTGAACCCTGCCTACACTCCAGCCACAGGCTATTCAGGAGCAGAGGCAACTCGTAACTCAATCGTGGTTCAGATTGATGGCAAGGCAGTAGCCTCTGCACTTCAAGACTCATCATTGTCAGGCATCGGATCGTCAGTCAATAGATTAAACCGATTGCTATGACACTTCCAGCAAACATCTCGGTATCCTTCGACTTCTCATCAGGTGCAACCTTCGGTTATCCATTTACCATCGGTGACGCTAAGTATGGAATTCTAGGTACTGGCACACTTGCTGGCTCGACAGTTCCCGAGCCTATTGTTGATTTAACACCTAACGTTCGAAGCATCACCATTGACCATGGCCGCAACGTCCAGTCCGATACCTATCAGGCTGGCACAGCGGTTATTCGAGTTTATGACAATGATGGATCGTGGAATCCGCAAAACGTCAATTCTATCTATTATCCATTCCTTGTGCCTCTACGCAAGATTCGTGTAGCAGCTACAACAGCCACAGCGCAGGAGTTCTTATTCTCCGGTTATACAACCGAGTACCGCTATTACTATGACCAAGCCGAAAACGTCGGGTATGTCGATATTTACGCGGCGGACGGATTTAGGCTGCTCAACCTTGCACAAGTCACAACTGTCGCAGATTCAGGTGCAGGGCAAGCCACAGGCACACGAATAGGCAAGATTCTTGACGAGATTGATTTCCCTAACAGCATGAGAACTATTGCCACAGGCAACTCACTATGTCAGGCAGACCCGGGAACGCTCCGCACTTCCCTCGATGCAATCAAGAACGCAGAGTTTTCCGAGCAGGGCGCTTTCTATTTTGACGGCTCTGGCACAGCAATCTTCAAGAGCCGCAACCAAGTAGCCTCATCTATCTCTGGCACTCCCATCGAGTTCAACCAGACTGGCGATATACCATACAAGAACCTAGTCTTTGCCTTTGACGACAAGCTCATCATTAACACCGCGTCGATTCAGCGCATAGGCGGCACAGCGCAGGTCTATCAGAACGCAGCCAGCGCCGCTAAATACTTCCAGCACCAATACTCGGCACAAGACCTAGTTATCGATACCGATGCAAATGCCCTAAATATCGCTGCTACCTATGTAGCAACTAGAGCAGAGACAACTATCCGCATTGATGCCATGACTGTTGATCTACTGGACACAGCAGTACCAACAGACACCATGATTGGCTTGGACTATTTCACCAATGTTAGAATTTCCAATATCCAGCCTGATTCTTCAGTTATTGTCAAGACCTTGCAAGTGCAAGGATTAAAGTGGGAAATCAGCCCAAACAGTATGCAAGTTACAGTTACAACACTTGAGCCCATAGTCGATGGATTCATTATAGACAGCGCAGAACGCGGTATAATTGGCGTGAGCGCAATGACTTACTAGGAGATATAAATGGCAACAGGCTTTCCAGCAGCAACCGGAGACATTCTCACAGCGGGCATGTTTAACGGGCTCATCACCTACACGCTCGATGCTGACGCGACCAACGACTACACAGCAGTCCTAGACGATCAGTACCAAGTCCTAGTGCCTATGAACAAGGCCACAGCAGTAGCCTTCAAGATTCCTACCAACGCTTCCGTAGCCTTTCCGGTAGGCACAGCAATCACCATTCTCAATAAGGGTGCTGGCCTTTGCACAATCAGCGCAGTCACCTCTGGCACAACCACAGTTCTTTCAGCCGGTGCGGTAGCGGCAGCTCCAACCCTTGCTCAATACAAGACAGCGGTCTGCATCAAGACTGCCACAGACACTTGGTACGTTGCTGGTGGTATTGCGTAGTGATTGGTGCAATTACAGCAGGGCTATTTAGTACACCGGTTGCGCCAGTAACTAACTCTTATGAGTCTATTGCGACTGCATACGGCAATGGCAGTTCTAGCACGATTACTTTGAGTTCAATCCCATCTACCTACAAGCATTTACAGTTAAGAATTATGGCTAGAGATGAGCGCCCAGTAGGTTTTGATACTATGCAAATGTATTACAATGGCGATAATAACGGCTCAAATTACAGCCGCCATGCTTTACGAGGTGACGGCTCAAGTGCTAGCGCGCAAAGTGTGGTGCAATCTTACGGAGAATGGCACGAGACAGGACAAATTGCAGGGTCTAGCGCTGCCACTTACATCATGGGTGTTGCTGTCATTGATATTTTAGACTATGCAAATACCAATAAATATAAAGTCATTCGTTCTTTATCCGGCGTAGATGCTAACGGCTCAGGTTCTGTAAGACTTTTATCTGGACTTTGGAATAATACTAACGCAATTTCATCAATCACATTTGAAAACAATGGGGCTGCCGCGTTCACCTCGACTACTCAAGTAGCACTATACGGGATTAAGGGGTAATCATGCCAGCCGGTTCAACTTACACACCGATAGCGACTACAACGTTGGGCAGCAGTCAGTCATCTGTATCTTTTAATTCCTTTTCAGGCTACACAGATTTAGTTCTTGTCTCGACAGTTAAATCAACCGCCGCAAGCCTTGAGCGTTTTGCTAGTATGCGTTTTAATGGCGACTCTGGAAGCAATTACTCAAGTACTGTACTTTATGGAGAACCGACTTCATTTGGTTCTTATAGACGATCAAACGGAACTGGTGCAATCATTATAGACGCTATGAATCCTACTGGTGGTTCATTTACAACTAACATTGTGCAGATACAAAATTATTCTAATTCTACAACTAATAAAACATTGCTTAGCCGATGGAGTTCATCTACCCAATTAGGGCAAAATGTTCTACTGTGGCGCAGCACCGCTGCGATTACTTCATTTGAGATTATTATCTCAGGTGACAACTTCCCAGCAGGTTGCACCTTCACCCTTTACGGAATCGCGGCTGCATAATGCCTAATACATTAGAACTCATCACCTCAAGCACAGTTGGAGCATTAGGCTCTGGCAGCGTAGATTTTACAAGTATTCCCAGCACATTCACCGACCTTGTGGTTAAGTGGTCTGCCCGTACTAGCAACTCCAACCTTTTTGGTTTTAATTACATTTATTTCAATGGCTCACAAACTTCCTATATAGCGGCGGACGTAATTGAAGGTACGGGCTCATCAGTTTCTTCTTATAGTCAAGCCACTACATACGCGGCCAACCTTGACAGCGTAGGAAACAGCTCCACCGGAAGCACTTTTGAAAATAGCGAAATGTATATTCCAAACTATGCTAGTTCTAATAATAAGTCTTTCTCCATTGATGCAGTTGGAGAAAACAATGGCACAACCGCCTATTCACAGTTAATTTCTGGGTTGTGGTCAAACAGCGCAGCCATTAACCGCATCACCTTTAGCACCTCAGCAACCTTGCTTACAGGCGGTATTCCTCAATTTATGCAGTACTCAACCTTCTATGTATATGGAGTAAAAAATGCCTAATCCAACACGAATCGAAATCAACTGCCAGACAGGCGTGGAGTCAATCATTGAACTCACCGATGCCGAGGTAGCAGAGATGGAAGCGCAAGCAGCCATCGCAGAAGCAAAGCGAGCAGAAGATGAAGCAGCGGCAGAAGCCAAGGCAACTGCTAGGGCTGCTCTACTAGATCGTCTAGGCATCACAGCCGAGGAAGCTGCACTACTACTGGCATGACTCCCAAGTTATGCAAAGCCGGACAACAGTTAAGGCAGCAAGTCGATGATTGTTTCCCTGACAGAGACCGACGTTCCGATGGTTGGATTGCCGATGCGCGTCATATCGCTGGTGGCAAGTCAGACCATATTCCTAACCAGAACGGGATTGTTAGAGCATGGGATTGCGACAGGGATTTACATGGAGTATCAAAGCCAGACGAAATGCCTTATCTTGCAGATCAACTACGAATCCTTGCCAAGTCTAAAAGAGACAATGGAAGAATTGCCTACATCATATTTAATGGGCTTATTGCCTCGCCGAAGAAGTCTTGGGCTTGGCGTAAATATGTGGGGGTTAATCAGCACACTCACCATATGCACATTAGCTTTACGCAGAAGGGCGATGCAGATGGCTCGTTCTTTAATATCCCAATGATAGGCGGCACAGTATGAACATCAAGCACCCAGCAGTTGTAGCTCTCGGAGCGTTCCTAGCAGTATGGGGTACAACCTCAAACTTTGACCTTAACTATCGCTC